TTATGAAAAAGAAACAAAAAAGATTAAGTAAATTAGAGGCTTTATGTTTAGGGTTTGAAGCTAAACCGAATGATGGAGAAGGTAGACCTGCAAAATACTCACTAAATGAGGAACAAATTAACGAATACAACCGAATTAAGTCAGTAAGTAAGCCGGTAAAAGAGGTTAAAACAGCTAAAAAAGTAGCGTTGAAAACTGAAAAACCGTTTGTATTATCTGCATGGTCTGATAAAGGTCATATGATGAGCATTGATGAGTACTGTACATTCTATAAATTACCTAGAAATGACATAAAATCATATAAATTAGTCTCACATACAGGGACTCCTTTCTATAATATACTATTTAAAGATAATACAATTGACTTAGAATCACCAGAAGTAGACTTTGATGCTCTTATTTCAAAGCATATTGACAGAGTAGAGGTTGAAAAACAGCCTTTTATTACTAAAAATGACTTTGATATGTTGACTTATTCAGACGTTCATATAGGAATGGACACAGACAGCACAAACAACTCAATGTACGCAACAGCCTGGAACAGTAAAGAGGCTTTAATCTCATGTGATGACATGATTAAGGAGGCTTTAAAGGAAAGAAGTAGTAATATTCTGGTTGTTGATGAGTTAGGTGATTTTTTAGACGGTTATAATGGCCAAACAACAAGAGGCGGTCACGCATTACCTCAAAACATGACTAATGAGGACGTTTTTGACTGTGGATTAAAGTTTAAAATGAAATTACTTGACAAATTGATACCTTTTTATGATAAAATAATATTTAACAATATTTGCAATGATAATCACGCAGGGAGTTTTGGATATTTTGTTAATTCAGCTTTTAAATCGTTAGCGGAGCAGAAATATGCTAACGTAGAAGTAAACAATTACAGACAATTCATTAATCATTACTTTATTGGTGATATTTGCTTTGTTATTACTCACGGAAAAGATGACGCAGCGTTAAAGTTTGGCTTTAAGCCACAACTTGACCCTAAACAAATCGAGAAGATTGACCAATATTTAAAATACAACAACATTTATAATCAGTCTAAACTAATTGTATTTAAAAAAGGTGATTCTCACCAGTGCTTATTCAATATGAGTGGTTCTGATGACTTTTACTATTATAATTATCCTGCATTAAGTCCGTCAAGTCAGTGGGTGCAGACCAACTTCAAAGCGGGTCGAAGAGGGTTCGTATTAGAGCAGTATTCTGGAACAAATAACACAATTAAAACAGTTTTTATATAATTAATTAGGTTATTAAACAAAAAGTATGTATATTGACGTATTCATAATTTAGTTTTGGCGCTCATCATTTATTTGGTGGGCGTTTTTTGTTGTTTATAGATTTATTTGACTATATTGTGACATGAAGATAACACTAAACGACTTACCAAAGGCCTCACTTAACGAAATTTACGCAGGTTCACACTGGAGAAAACGTAAAGCATTAAAAGACAACTATATTGCTATCATTAAGGGACAATTTAAACACGTTTTCCCAAAAAATAAGACTTACCTTGTGTATTATACTTTTTATTTCAAATCGAGAGCGTTAGACGTATCTAATACGGTTTACATGCTTAAAATGATTGAAGATGTTATATTTGAGGACGATTCTTACAAAATTGTTCAAGAGTTGAATATAAAATCATTAAAATCAACTTCTGGAGAGGATTATGTAGAAATAATTGTAAATATTTTAGAATAAAGGCTTTTATTATAAATTAATCATTATCTTTGTACCATAAACAAATAAAAAATTGAATTATGATGGATAAAGAATTTGAGTGCATGGCCAACGAAAACGACCTTATAACTGTTGAATGTTTTGAAGGTGACAATTATATTGTTATTGAAGGACAACACGACAAAGAGCCGTTTGATATGCATTTTGACATAAAAACAGCAGAAGCCTTTATATTAGAGTTACAAAAGGAATTAATAAAAGCAAAGGAGGTTAATAATGGCTAAGGACTTACCTTACTTCAAATTCTATTGCTCAGAATGGAATGACGGAGATATAACTCTTGAGGATTTAGAAATACAAGGCCTTTTCATAAATGTCTGCTCTTATTACTGGTCAAACGAGTGTAATTTAACTATTGATAAGCTGAAAAAGAGATTTAGACACAACAAAGACAATATTGACCATTTAATAAAAGAGGGTCTTTTGCATGTAGATTCTGGACAGTTAGAAATCAATTTTTTAAACCAACAACAAAAAGACAGATTAAAAACAAGTAAAAAAAACTCTCAATCTGGTAAAGCTTCAGCAGAAAAAAAGAGACTGGCTAAAATAGAAGTCAACGAAAAAACAACGAGCGTTGAAAAAGTGTTGAACGAAACTCCAACGAAAAAAGCACCTATTGTTGAAAAAGATAGGATTGATTTTAACGGACTTTTAAATTTACTAAATTCACAATCTTCAAAGGTATACAGAACAATAAACCCAAAAGCCAGAGCGGAGTTTAACAAGAGAATTAAAGAAGGTTACACAAAGGAAGATATTAGAAACACGGTAATAAATGCATTTTTAGACCCTTGGCACTCAGATTCCAAATGGAAATGGTTGACGCCTATCTTTTTAAGTAGGTCAGAGAAAATTGACAAATACTTGGGAGCTGTAAGCAAAGAATCTTCAAAAACTTATTCATTTGACTTTGATAAGTAAAAGTTTATTATTATATTTGCAAAAACAAAAACTAAAAAAATGATACATAATAAAGACGCAGGTTTGGAAATGCTTGAAAACATTAGGACTGGAAACTTTAAACAAGGCGAAGGCATAGGATGCGACCTGGACAATCATGTGAGATTTAAACCTACACAATTCACGGTTATTGCAGGACATGCGAATACTGGAAAGACCACAGCAATTTTATATTATTTCTTATTACTTGCAATGAAGCATAAAAAGAAGTTTATAATCTTCAGCTCTGAAAATGACGTTTGGTCTATCAAAGATGACTTAATAACATTTAAAACTGGTAAGCGTATTGCTGACATGGAACATGATGAGTTGATAATTGAAAATGACTGGATAAATGACCATTTTCGTTTTATTGATGGTGAGGAGTTTTTCGCTAAATCTAAAAGACTAATGAATTTTAGAGATATATTTAAACAAGTTAACGAGGCTTACGGTACTTTAAGGTTTGACCCTGACGCATTAGTCATTGACCCTTATAATTCATTAGGTAAAGCAGACGACATCAAAGGTAATACTCATGAGTACGATTATCAGGTAATGGCGGAGTTTAGAATCTGGTGCAAACAACAGAATAAAGCACTTTACTTATTAGCTCATGGTAATACTGAAGCATTGAGGAAAGTATACCCGCGAGGCCATGAGTTCGAATCTAACACCATGCCTTTGCAAAGCGCCGATATTGAGGGCGGGGGTAAGTTTGTAAATCGTTGCGATTTGTTTATTGTTATTCACAGAATGACTGGTCACGAAGAGTTATGGAATCAAACAGAATGGAGAATAATGAAGAATAAGGTGAATAAAACTGGAGGTAAGCCAACGTTTAGAAATAATCCTATAATTTTCCAAATGAATGAAAACAACTCAAGCTTTGTTTGTTACACAAGGAACACTGACAGAAATCAACCGCCCATTAGTCCGATTGACCCGATTAAGGCACTTAAACCGAAAACTGAGAAGCCTCAAGGGAGGTTTGCTCAAGTAATGACACCAAATACGGATTTTTAATATGAATTTTTTAAAAGAGATACAAATTACAAATGATTTACAAATAGTTAAATTATTTAATTTAAAATACATTGACAAAGTTAATGATGCAACTAATCAAACAAGCATCAACCTGGAAAATAATAATAACAGAATTGACAACGCAATACTTAACACTTACGAGCTTAGACAAGACAATAGGACGTTAATCGCAAGGAATAGAGATTGCGAATGGTTACTATCTAAATTACAAATGTATGTTTTAGACATGGAAAAAAAATGCAAAGATTTAGATATTTATATTGACGAAATAGAGTCACAATTAGAGACAGTTAAATCACATATTAAATTTTAATTAAAAATAATTGGTAAAAAGTTTGTTTATTCAATAGTTAGTTTGTAGATTTGCGGTGTAGAAATTAAGTAACACAAATTAAAAACTAAACATTATGAAAACAACAAAAGACTTAGTAAACGTATTAATGATTGAGATGGCCTTAGTCCAGAAGTTACAAAGAAAACAAGGTTTAGGTTTTCAAGCGTTTAAAATCTTAATGGCTGAAGAGGAGAGTATTATAAAAAAGATTAGAAAATTAACAACTTAAAAAATAGAATTATGAAAATAGAGGATTTAGTAATAGGGAAACAGTATGATTTTGGAAGTGATGGAGCTGTAACCTTAATGAAAATAGATAAAACAGGATTTTACGTAAAAGGTGACAAAATGAAGAGTTACGCCACAGAGTATAATGGAAGTGTAGGTTTTAACTTTATAAGTTTAAACGATTTAACAGAAATTAAAAAATAAATAAAATGAACAATAATAATAACAATACAATACGATTTATGTCATTTGCTAACAATTTGCCTTTAGAATGGATTAAATTAGTTTGGAAATATGACTCAGTAAAAAGAAACGAACTAACAGAAAAATGGGAGCAGTTAAATAACAGTAACAATATAGGAGGTATTTTAAACTTCTTTAAGTTCTTTACAAGCCTAAGCACCATGGAGAAAAACGAATTATTAGACTGGATTAATTCACATTATAAAATAATTCAATAATAATCGGTAAAAAGTTTGTTTTATCAATACTAAGTTTGTACCTTTGTCGTAACAAATAACTAAAACAACATATTATGACAACTTTTGAATATATCATTGAAACTAAAAAAAAGGGTACTAAAACTTTTTATTTTCCAACTAAAAATGGTAAAAGATTTACCAATATTAATTTTGGTAGAAAATGGGAAGCTGAGTTGTTAGTTAAAAACTCAATTAAAAGATTTGGTATTGAAAAATTAGAAAAAATATTTATTTAAAACTAAACAAAAAACTTATAATATTATGGAAAATTTAAGAGACATGAGACTACTTTTTTACAGCAATGAAGATTTTTACGCTTGTATTGAAGGTAAAGAGTTTACTAATAAGGAGATACAAAAAGAGTTATTTGATGCACATAATCAAGCCAATGAGTTGGAGTATGAAGTAGTAAACAATAGAGTATCAATTTGGAATCCTAAAACAGAAACAAATGAAAACGAAAACTAACAAGGTAGTAACGTGCAGGACTTGCATGGTTACTTATAAGAACAACACAGCCTGGAATAATCATGACGCTTATGTGAACAGAGAAACGAATCCCACAAAAATAGAGTCAAATTGGTGCTTAAATTGTAAACATACAGCAGTGTCAGAACACGAATTATATTACACGTTTCCAAAAGTTAAGCGTAAGATAGAAATGATTAAACGACCAAACACACTATTTTAATATGAAGATTTGTCCAACATGTAAAGAAACAAAGGCCTTTAGTAAGTATCATTATAATCTTTATTATAAAGACGAAGTTAATTATACCTGCAAAGATTGCGAAAATCAAATTTACTGGATTGGACGTCCTTCTATTGAGATACATCAACCCGATTACGCTAAACACATTAAAGAGTTAAAATTAGATAGTATAAATAGTCATTACCCCGAAGCGCTAACGATTGCGGACTGGAATAATATGACACAAAAACAAAAAGAGAGTTATGAATGAATTTATTATTAAAATGCTTGAATTAGGAGAAGATTTAGCAAAGACCGAGAATCCAATAAAAGCAAATATTATAATTAATGATGCTGAAATACTTTACGAGAAAGAACGCAAAGAAATAAGAAACGAAATTAAAACTAAATAAAATGAATAAGATTACAGATTTAATAGTAGAAAATACTAAATACAGTAAAGAGGATTTGACTGGTAAAAGTCAGAAGATTGAAATTAATAACCTAAGATACTTTGCGTATCACTACATGAAAACAGTTAAAGGAATGAGTTTGCGAGATATAGCAAAACAGTTCAATAGGAATCACCCTAGTGTGTTTAACGGACTTAAAAAATTTAGTAAGCTAATGCAAGAGGACAAGGAATACAAAGAGGTGATTAACAGTTTAATAATTAAGTTATGAATTTAAAGCCTTGGAATTTAATCGTTACCAATAGAACAACGGGACGAGACGGCGGAAGTAGTCCAGATTTTGCAACAAAAAAAGAGTGTTACAAATGGCTAATTGACAACCCAGTTGATATTGAAAAATGTTGGATAACTGTTTTAAATGTTAATGAATAATGACAACTAAGAAAGAAAAGAAAGAGGTCTTTATAAAAGGTCTGACAGATATTGTTTTATTCGTGCTGTTTATGATTGCAACAATCATTATTGTTTGCAGTGTAGACGAGTTAATAAGTTAAACAACAAAGCCACTAGCAGTAAGATGTTGGTGGTTTTTTTAATTTAATTTAATAATAATTGGTAAAAAGTATTGTTTATTAGAATAAGTATTGTATCTTTGTACCAGTCGAAACAATTAAAACAAGATATTATGAAAAATTTAGATACAAAAACAAAGATTGAATGTCCTAGATGTGGTGGAAACGGTAAAGTTGAACATACTCACGTTGTAGAAGGTGTTTGTTTTATGTGTTACGGTTACGGTGTTGTCTCTTCTAAGAGAGCAGAAGATTTAACTGAAAAAGCAATAGTTAGAAAGGCTAAAAAAATTGCTAAAATAAACGCTACTAAATTAGAAGAAAAAGAAGCTGAAGATTTAAAATGGTCTTTATACCACGTTTGGCAAGAAAAAAGAAATATTGCTTTTTTTAATGAAGTATCTAGCCAACCATTAAGTAAAGATGCTAAAGCCTTTTTATCGATATTAGCTGATTATATTGAAGATGATAATTTAACAACTGAAAAAGAAGTTTTAACTTTATTAAATACGAGATATTTTAAAAGACACTCAAACAAGTTTAGATTTGAATTATCTAAGTTTACTAAAGATAATTTTGGTTTTGTTTTTATGAATATACCAAACGATATTGATTTAAAAAATAATTGCAGTATAATTAGAATATTTGAAAACGAAAACAAATAAATAAAACAACTAAACAACAAAGCCACCTCGTTAATTTGAAGTGGCTTTTTTTATGTAGCTAAACACTCCTTCAACAATATTATCTTGATTATTTATTAGATAAGTAACGTCTTTTAAGTTCGTCATAAATCCACACTCAATTAACACAGCCTTTGATTTGGACTTTCTAAGCATGTAAAAATTTGCAGTCTTGCAACCTCTGTTTTTTAACTCGCATCCGTTAGCATTGTCATAAGTAATATTTAACGCCTTAGAGACGTCTGTTACATGTTTATAACTATGAGTGCCAAATCCATTTGCAGACTCTTTAGAGAACGCGTCACAGTGTATTGATATTAATATGCTTCCTTCTGTATACGCTTTATGTTCTCGTTTGATTCGTTCGCTTAATCTTATATCCTCCTGCTCTGGCACTAATTCAAAATAGTCTATATTTTCTAACTTGCAAAGGTTTATTAGTTTCTTAACTATTTGCCTATTGTAAACACCTTCATAAAAATGACCGATTGAATCAAAGTGAGAACGTTTGCCGTTCGTCTGGTAGATACCATTAATCAACCCTCCGTGACCATTGTCAAGTATTACGCGCATTTTACTTGTCAAAATAAATTCCTGAGAAAAACGGCTTTTTATTAGATTCAATTCCTTCAGTTGTGTCCGTATATTCTGGATAACTACTTACGTTATCACATATAAAAACGACCAAAAGGTTGGCGTAAAATTCAGAGTCGTTCTTAGCCTCTGCTCTGAGTATCTTTAAACCGCTCATGTCGATAGCGTTTGAGTATTCTCCGCTTCTCACTTGCGCACCCTTGTCCGTCACTTGAGCGTGTAAATGGAGTAATAATTTGTAATAACCTTCAAACTGAATTACTGGCAAAATATACTCATCAAGTAAAGACTTGTAAGTTGTGTTAATACCGTTTTCAATAGTTCCGTCAGAGACTAAAGTAAGTATTTTATTATACAGTTTAGTCCCTAATAAAGACTGCATTTTAATGCTTTGCGCGTTCTGTAAAACCTTTTTAACTATTAAAGCATTAACATCTTCTGAGATTACGGCCTTACTTAAAAAGTTGTCTGTTGATAATAAGTGTACTGTTTCCATAATTTAAACTGTTGTTTGGTCTGATTTATCAATGATTGAGTACTCAGCTAATTTTAACTCTTCAGTGATTCCGTTAACGTTTGAAAGTCTGTTTAATACGTTTTCAATATCTGACTGAATTGGTCTAATAACTGAACTTTGGAATATCTCTAAAGACTCCTGCTGTTCTGCTTTACCACCTAACGCGCCCTCTGTTCTTATTCCGAATAATTGCGGGTCGGTAACTTGATGAGCAATCATTATTTTTTGCACTACTTCTTTTCCAACTGAAACGTAAGCCTCTTGATTATTAGTCGAAGGCAACGGAGTTAGAGTTGCGGGTTTGTGGTCTGGTTCTCCAAAAGTCAGTACAACTGGTTGCGCATCTGCTCCCGTATGTTGGTCAATAAATGACTTTTTTACCTGTCTCATCTCTTCAGGTTCTGGAATACCGCTCGAAATATGTAAGTGATAACCTGCTAAAAAGTTGCCGTTAATTTGGTTTAGTGTGAAATCACTAATTGCACTATCTGACATGATGTCACGGATGGCACTTGAATAACTTACATTAGGATAATTATCCGAACCAATAGAGAGTCTTTTAAAGTAAACTATTTGAGCCAACTCCAGCCTCTTGTTTTCTGGTGTGAAAGTATCAAAGTTTTGAGGTAATGGAGTAGTGCTTAACGCTCTGTGCATTACTGTATTACTTACTGGCTTCCTTGGGCTTGACCAGTTGTCTGAAGTGTACCATGTGTTTTTTGCGATTCCTTTTCTTACTTTATGTACTGGAATGTAATCAATTGCTGAGATAATAGTCTTGTCTGAGTTCCAACGTATTTGTAAACAGAACGCATTAAATACCTCATAATCTGCAGAGATTAATTTTGTAATATCTCCTAATGGGTTTGAACCTCTATAGTTGTTTATAAATGACTTTAAAGCAGGTGTTTGAGCTTTATCAAATCCTTGGCCAGACACTAATGATACCTTTTTATTAATGATTGCCGTATGTGTTGAACTACCTTCAATAAATAAGTCTAGTAAAAAGTCTGGATAAAGGTTATTTGTGCCATATTTAACTATGCCTAAACGCTTGTCCTCTTTAGTTGTTAGTTTTTGAGTGTCTTGAGCAAATTGAATGTTCATTATCTCAACTGCTGACTTGTTTTTTTTATTGTCCATAAACTTTCTCAGTGTTATTTGTTGTGTAGTCTGTTGAATTTGAATCAACATCAAATAATAAAAGACCCGTTTCAAGTAAATTATTATCTGTAATTATTAAGCTATCTGTTAATGCTTCAAAAAACTCATATTTGTAAGTCCCTGCTGTAAGGTAAATCTTACTATTTGCTAAATCCTCATCAATTAAGTTTGTTGTTAATTCAAACTGCATTTGATTAACCCTGCTAAATGGTGTTTGGTCTAATGAATTTAGTACTTTAATAGAATTATTATTAACATTTGTAAGCCTTAATAAATAATAAGGTAAGGACAACGTCACCCTTTCGGATAACGTCACACTTACTTTATTTATTCCTATCTTTACATTCAGCATCTTATAAGCTAAACGCTACATTGTTTCCTGCTGGTGCAGTCCCTAAGTCAATGATTTGAGAAGCTTCTGACTCTTTACCCGTTAAAGTTAAAGTAATTCCGTTTAAATCTCCGAACCCCGTTCCAGTTCCACCTGCTCCAGTTGTTACTCTTAAACCGTTCTCCGCTCCATACATCTTATGTATTCCAGAGTTTTCTTTAACGATTAATAACATATTACCTTTTGATAATTCCTCCATAGTCGTCCTCGTTGCGTCATTTGCAACCATGTCTTTTCCATAGTGAATTGTTAAATTAACCGACTGCTCGTAAAACCTTGTCCCTGTTGCTCTGTCTACTGTTACAGATTCTGTTGCTCCTGCTATTTCAATATCTTGTTCAAATTCTTTGAAAGTTAATAAACCACCTACTAATTCAGAACTAATGTCTAAAGCAGCAGCATCATAACCGTTCACTAATCCGCCCGTTGAGTTTGAAAAAGCTATATTTTTTTCGTGTCCTGCTATGTAAATAGTATAAACTCCACCTACTGAAGCAACACAATTAGACAAGCTATATCCGTTTGTTAATGTACATCCCATTTTATTTCTTATTTAAAAAGAGACCCACCCGTATTTGAGTAGGCCTCTTTGATTATTAATTTATTTTAATTCTTATGAAGCAATTACAACTTCCTCTGGAATAGCTACTTGAACACCGATTCTTGCGCCAAAGTGAAATCTATGCTCTAAGTTATCAGCTGACCACCAGAACTTTGATGTTGATAAATCAGATTCTAAATCAGTTCCAACAAACATGTTGGCCTTATTATAAATCATGATGTCGTTTGCTGCTCTCATTCCTGAAATTCCTACAACTTGTAAATTAGTTCCTGGGTAAGTAAACCCCATTGCCATTTGGTCAAATAAAGGAATAAAGTTAGAGTTTAATGCTCTAAATTCTACTACTAAAGCTAAATAGTTAGCCATTGACATTGCACAAATTAAACCTTCTCCAACTAATACAGCTGCAGGTAGTTTAGTGATTAAAGAATCAATGTCAGCAATAATACTTGCTGTTCTAGCTACTTGATTTCCTACTGGTGCGTTATCAACAACAACCTTAATCAAACCATCAAAAGGATTAGCAGCACCTACTGTTGTTGCGTTCCATACTAAGTTATCAATCGAGTTTTGAATAGTCTTAACTTTTAAATCTACATAAGCAGACTCAAGAGAAAAATTCTCGTCATTTGCACCTTTACCTAATAATTGGTATAAAGTTGGTTGTAAATCTTCATCACATAAGTTTTCTTGTACTTTGTAATCCGATACAGCTAAATTTCTTTTAGATAAAGTTGTTGTTCCTGATGGTGACCATCCACAACTTCCTGTCTGTAAAACTGCGTCTGTTACTAATTTTTGAATATCAATTGAACTTCTTACTCCTGGTTGGATAGTTAAATGTTCTAAAGATTTTAATCCTAAGATTGCCTCTGTTGCTATCTCGTTTGGGTTTTCTTTAATATACCCTGTAATTCCTGTTACGTCTAATGCCATTTTATTTTGTTATTTATGTTTATTATTTCTTTTTTCTACTGTACATACTAATCATTGCGTCGTTAGGATTTTTATCCTCTTTAACGTCATTTTTTGAAAACTCCTGTTTAACTACTAATGCATCAATAGCGGGTACTTTTGCCATTTCTACTTTAATTGTCTCTAACATTGTTGCCTCCATTGCTGAAAATTCCGCTTTGAAGTCTCTCGGATTCTTTACAGACAGCATAATAGGGCTTAAAATTTCCTCTATTGCCTTCAATCTGCTCTCTAAACCTTCGTCAGATAGTTCCGCTTCAACAGCAGGAGCATCCGCTTCCTCTTCTTTAGCTTCTTTTTCCTCAATTACTATAAGTTCAGCAACCTCAATTACGATACCGCCCTCAACTTTAGCAATAAAAGGTTCAAAACCTTCAACCGTGAACTCGTATTCACCGTCCTCAACGTCTGTATTTTCACCGTCATCACCGACTAAGTAAATTACAGCACCAACAACAACCTCACCTCCTTCAATGTTGAACGACTTTTCACCAGAAACAGCACTAACGAACTTTAACTCAACAGCATTTGTTGCTATTGTTGCAAGTTCAATTGCTTCTTTAGAAGTAAGCTTAACACCTTCAGAAAATAAAGCCTTAAACTTTTCAGTTATGCTCATTTTTTTCATACTTATTTATTATTTATTTGCTTGATTAAGGCATCATGCCTAACCTTATAGCTTTGTTCTGTGTCTAATATAACACTAATATTTGAATCACTTTTTTGTGTACTAAACTCTTGCCTCATACCGAACATACCCTCTAATGAGATACCTTCAAAAGTCTTGTCTTTAACTGACGCCCAAATTTCTGGATTGTCAATTTTTAACGTGCACCATGCTGAACCGTCTTTTAAGTTTAAACCTTCAGGACTCGTCAAACCTCTTGAGTTATCAGTACATGCAATCTCAACAACGTGTACTCCTTTTAAATCCTTAGAGTGTTCTGCATTGATTGAACCAGTACGGCCTTCTTTCATAAACTTGTGCACCATTTGCTCAATAGTCTTTGCGCTGTATTTAATATAAAACTCTTTTCCGTCTTGATTTCTGTATATTAAATCATCAGGCTGCATCAACGCGCAAGTGATTAATTGTCTGTCTTCAGAAAACAACAACTTAACCTGAGCCTCGTTATTACTAAACGCCATGTACTTGATTTTATTTGCAGGGTCTTTAACTAAGGATATCTTTTCCATTCCTAGCTCCTCGTTATCTTCAATCATGTAAGCGTCATAAACTGGTAATTCTATGTCTTTATATTTCATGTTTATTTATTTATTATTAACCTGGTAAACCGAATGAAGCAAACTCAACTATGTTTGCCACATTACTTTGCGCGTCTGTTATATCACTTTCTACTATATTATTTTGTATAATAATAGGACTTTGATTTGAACCTGCATTATTTACTGCACCGCCTCCAGTTTCTCCGCCTTGTCCTATAAAGTTTGTCGTTGGTGCTGAAGTGTCTATATTTGACGGAGTACTCAAGGTTGGTGTTGAGGGAATTGATGGCGTACCTTTATCAGTAGACTTGAACTGTGTACCTGCTATTTTTGCAATATTGGCAACACCAACAACTCCTGCAATACCAGCCTCAACAAACTGAGCACCTGTTGCTAATTTGACAGGATTACCTCCAGCAGTTAATGCAGCCGTAACAGCTAGTCCAGTATTGGTGATTGCACTTGCCAAACTAAAGGCCTTATTGACTTCAAATTGTTTTTTGGCATCCGCCTCATTTTTAGCCGCAAATGATGTACTTAGCTGACCTAGCACGGCAAAAACATCTCCAGCTAACTGTGCTCTATGAGTAACAACTTTCAAATTGTCAGCTCTCTCCTCTTCGTTGTTTTCTTTTTTTTCTTTTAGTAATTTATCCTCTAAGTTTTTTGTTTCCACTGCTGCTGCTTTAGCATTATTAGCTAATGTTTCTCTATTAAGATTATCATTTGCTAATACCTTAGCGTCATACTCCTCAGTAGTAAGTAATTTTTTATCTAATGCTAATTTTAATTGTTCATTACTGTCAATATATCTTGCCTCTTCTGCTCTTTTAGCCTCTTCAAATTTAAATAAATAACCTTCTTTGGCTTTATTTGACGCATCAGTTACTAATTTTTTTTGCTTAATAATAAATGTTTCTAAACCTGTAATTAAAGTATCATGTTTCTTTTTTTCTGCGTCGGTTATAGCTTGAGCAGACGCTTTAATTTCATTATTTACTGCTACAATCTGAGTAGTAACTAGTTTTGCTTTTCTCAATTTGGCTGTTTCCAAATCAATCAGTCTAGCTTGTAGCTGTGCGACTGCGTCCAAGTCTTCTTTTGTTGATTTACTTAATGAATTTTCTTGTTGTTTAGCTTTTAACCTAATCTTTGCTGCTCGAATCTCTTTATTAGTTATATCCTCCTCAATCTTACCTGCTTCTTTTAAAAACTCAATACGCTGCTTAGCTGTGAAATTCTCTTTATCAACGGCTTTATTAAGTAAGTCGGCACGTTCTTTATTAGCTTTTGCACGTTCTACTATTAATTTACGTTCTAATTTGTCCGCCTTTGCTCTATTGTCAGCAATACTTGCTGCAATCTTAGCCTCTCTAATTAATTCGTCTGACAGTTCTTTAACTGCTCCTGTGACTTTGTCAATGGTATTCTTAACACCTGTTAACGAATCAACAAATGTGCTCCCTGCTTTAGCTGCTGTATCCATTGCACCACTAAAATCACCTTCAAAAACTTTACCAATAGCCTCGCCTAGATAACCGAACGTATCAATTAGACTAGTAATCCTATTCGTTATATTGGTTTTAATTGCTTTAGCGAATGACTTAATAGCGTCTAATGGATGTGTAAAAGTGTAAATAATACCACTCCCTAAATCAGCCAGAACATCAGTAACATTACCTATAACAGAACCGATAACAGCCATTATTTTAGCGAACTTATTTTGACCCTCTTCACTAGATTTAAATGACTGAACCACCGCCATGATGCCTAAAACCAAAGCGCCAATACCAGACATCATAATTGCACCTCTAAGAGTTTTAAATCCTAAAGAAACAGATTTTAAACCTGTTTTTAATATAGTAAGTTTTGCACCAACACCACCAGCTGCACCGCCAAAAGCACTCATTGAGGCTGTTGATTTCTCAGTAGACTTCTTAGTCTTATCTAACTCTTTGCCTGTCTTTTTTATCTCCTTATTAAGAGCCTTAAACTCTTTGGACTTCTTGTCCATTCCTGCTGACTTCTTAGATAGCTTATCTAATTTAGTTTGTAATCTTTCAGTTTCAGTCGCTGCAACCTTTACTTCTTTTTCAAGTTTAGTAAGTCCTGCGACTGCTTTTTTAGAATCTACATTAATATCTATGTCGTAACTTGTAGCCATTTAGTCTTTTATTATTGTATGAAATCCTAGTAAACAATTGCCATTTTTCTTGATTAGATTATAATCGGATTTAAGTTTGGTATTTTCTCCATTCTTATAAGTGATATACTCGAATTGTTTACGACCTGATTTTGTAACTACTCCGATTGTCGTCTGCATTTGTGCCAGTCCTTTTTTGTATATCCTAAAAAAAACTAAATCCCCTATATTATTTGAAGTTGATAGTGATGTAATTTTAAGCATTGCAAAAGTCTCAACCATGTTGTCCGATACATTATCACAAAAGATTGTTTTAAGTAAGCCGTCAGACTTTCCAAGTTTTACACTTTTAATTATTGCTTTATGTTCTTTTAAGTTTGTCATATTTTCTGGTGTTACTTAATACATTGTCAAGTCGTTTCTCTATTACGCCCATTTTTAAACTAAGACTTTTAATTGCGCTTATTTTATTTTCAAAGCGCTTCTTTATCTTAGTAAGTTTTTTTGTGTTGCGTTTGTTTATTCTCGACTTGACTATTGTATTAATTATTTTCATGATTTAAATGCTGTCCTTATTTCGTTAGTCAACGTGACAATGTGCTTATTAGCTTCAGCCAGTTGTGTCTTTAAACTTGCATTTTCAATAATAAGCAACTCAATCTTTTCAAACATCTCGTTTTGCTTTTCTGTAAGCATGTCGATTTGTTCAGATAAAAAATTACGCAATACTGTCTCAGGGTCACTAGCCTCTGACTTTTCTTTATGCGTTATGTATGTATTAAAGATTTTAATTAAACCGCCGCCTCCAATCATTCCAATACTAGCAGTTATAATCTGACTCCATTCCATCTTATTTATATTTATATATTTAATGTTAATATAACGTTAATAAGCGAAATGATTATTATCTCTTATTATTTATATTTTATGTATTTGTTAATTATTGACGTTGTATTGTTTACTGTTTATTAAATAAGTACCGACTAAGTACCGACTAAGCACCGCACTACTCGACACTTACTAATTCAACCTTTGTCAATCTTCTTAAATTGTCGTTCGCTTCTAATGTCATCTTATTTACGCGCCACCATTTGTTTGAAACGTAGACTCTTGCATTTGGATTCAATCTAACAAAATCCAAATCCGCAACATTCAAATTAAACATTCCTTCAAGAAGTTTTCCTTTAGACGTTTGTCTTAGAGCTGAACTCCAATATAAAGTTTGTAATGTAATCGAAGGCTGCTCGTTTCCTAAACTTGCATTTAAAAAAGCTAACTGACCAAAATTAATACTTTGCCAAACTGAAGGTTTCCATGACGAATTTGTAACCCCGTTGATATTAATAGGATAATTAAAACAACCTGCATAAGGATAGTTATTCATAACTAAAGAAGTAACAACCGCACTTGATTCTATTGCTCTATAATTAAAAGTAAAGTAATTAAACGAATCACTCTGTTTAAAATTTACAAGGTTGTTTGATGCTGTAAGTATTCTAAAGTTTGCCGTTGCTGAGTTAGGATTCAATGCAGGAACGATTGCGCCACCTGCTCTTAACAATAACTCAGTCGGTTCAAACGGAGACTTAACCGCTTTAACTGTTGTTGAAAAATCATTATTAAAATCATATTCATACTGTCCAAAAGTCTCACCTGAAGCCTCGTAATAATTAACATTATTTGCATCTTTTGCAGGAGTGTAAGTCAATAACGTCTTTGATGTCCTTGCGTCTCCTAATAATGTAATCTTATCTCTGTTGTCTGTGTCTCTTTTATGTGACCAATCTGCTGTTAATCCTGTTGAATAAAAATCCTCACCAATATCAAATACAATATTATTAACATTGTCAGGGTCAGGATAAATTATACAATTATACCTCGCAATTAAATCATGTATAATATCTGACTGCTTTAACTTCTTAGGTATAAATTCTACATAATCAATCAATTGCCATTCACTCAAAGGGCTTACAACTTTGATACATTCAATATAACACGGAGGAGTTGGTATGTATTCAGGTGCTTCAAGACTAATCAAAGAGACTTTTATATTGTTAACATCAATTACAGAACCTGTATAAGCTGAACCGTCAGACTCAGTTAATCCATTTGAATCCGCGCTAAGAATAAAAGTAACATAATCACCTGCATTTAATTCAAAGTAATCTTCGTTAATAGACAAGGATGGTACGTCAACATTAAAAACACTCAAACCATTATTAACAGATGTCGATTCAGTGTTGGTTGTATTTCCTGACGGGTAAGTCAATTCTGTCTCAGTTGAGCCTAATAAGTTTAGATTTGTTGTATATTGTAATACTGCTGAAGAGTTGTAAACTTTCGCATGTATTCCGTAACTCATCTTATAAGTTAACGGTGCACCTGAAGGATTACCAAAAGCTTTGTCATATTCTATTTGAGTTTTAAGATTAAGAGAATGTTTAAAATAATGCCTACCAGTGTTTATTGCTGTATAAATATCTAAACCGTTCCACCTATTGTTATTGTCAAAAAAACCTCCGTTAATATTTGTTTCGTCAGACATGTCAATACTTACATCACTATTCAAAACACCAAAGTAAGCTGTCGGGTCTGCGGGTACATGATTAATCAGGTTTTCGACACCACCAAATAAACCAAAGTTTGGAGTAATCCCTGCTCTGAAAGTTCTTACACTTGCGTCTAATTCTGACTCTTTAGGTGCGACACCAGTATAAGGAATAATATCTCTCTCATAATCCGCATTGTCTTTTAAAGTTCCTGACCATGTGTAACCGTGATGAGTCAATATTCCATCAAGCAAAGTCTTATGATATATTGCAGGTTGGAAATCTTCTACCGTTAACGTCTCGCTTGTCCCTGATAACAAAGGATAATAATACCCTTTACCGTTCCAACTGTCCGCCCATGAGTCAGATATTGAGTCATAAGTATAATTGTGATTAAGATTCAAAACAGTGTCTTTAATTATTGCAGGAATAGCAGAAGCCTCATCATTGAATTTAATATCATTAATCGACTTAGCGTTATTGCTTATTTCAGTTGACGTCTTAGGATTTTTTACAACAAGTAAACCACCTAAATCAGTCATGAAATTTACAGCTGAATCAAACAGCAATACATTATAAGTAACAAAGCCCTCATCATTTACATCAATAGTTTTTAACTGTAAGAATCCAACAAGTACCTCCATGTTTGCAACTGTTAAAACTACGTCAGTCCTTACGTTTGGATTAAATTGAGTAAAGTCTGCGTTAACATCATACAAACCTCCAAAGAATCTGTTGTTAATTGCTGTACCTGGTAAAGCTATTGTTTTGGAATAAGCACCCGAACGGCTTGAAAGATTTTTTACATCTGCAATACTGAAAGTCAAAGAGATTGACACCTCTGAATTTAAATCTAACTCTGTCTTATTTCCAATTGCTCCTGCTATCAATTTACTCATTACCTTCTTACATTTAATTTATAACCTAATTCACCCTCAATTGTGTACTGTGCAATTTGTTGATTCTCAGACTTGTAACGCTTCATTGATTTAGTATTAATCATAAACGGTGCATAACTTATTCCGTCAAACTTATTGTCTGGATGACTTCTAACATCCAACATAACAGAACCACTTAATAATAAATCCTCAAACTTTGCCATGTCATCTGCGTTAAGATTCCCTGTGTTTAATGTGTATGATTCTTTTGCATCTGTGAAATACGTTTGTAATCCTCGGCTTGAATCAATACTATTAAAAGAATCTAATCTACTTCTAAAGTTCTCTTTGGTAATTGATAGTGATTCGTTAGAAGCATAATTTAAACTGATAGTATTATAGCTTCCTAATTTATCTAAGTATATCAATCTGTATTTATCAAACGAACTACAATCAACATCTTTTAATTTGTATGTGTTTTCATACGTTAAAGAAAAAAAGTTTAAATCAATATCATTTGTAATAAACTCAATCCCTATTCTTTTAGTATTTATATTAAAAGAGTATGTTGATAAATCTAACTTATAAAAAACAGACACCTTATCAAACAAACTCATTACTTCAGCATGAGTCGTTAAAAGCGCTCCTTCATTATCGTACTCTTTAAGTCTTAAACTTCTATTCAATCCAAAGCCAATACCTACACAATGAATCCAGACAATATCGTCCTTGTAATATGTCGAATTAGGTTTTGAATTTAATTGTATATTAGAATCTTCTGCGCCTTCACTTACAGCGTTAACATAAAAGTCTGGACTATAATTAATTAATTCGCTTCTATTAAGTACAATGTTTGACGCTGTCTTTTCTGAGTAGATTGTCTCTCCGCCTTCAATTAACATATTAGTGATAACATCAATCCAAACCTCCTTAACGGTTACTGTATAATTAACGTACGGAGCGTTGTCCGTGTTATCAATCAAAATCTTTGAAGGATTAAAACCTCCAGTAATTAAATAGTCTCTTAAATGTGATGAGATATCAAACTCAATTTTTCCGTCTGGCCTTGGAGAAATACTAATATTCCTTTCAACACCTTCAATATTTATATTAAATATCAATTTCATATTTTTCTCTGCTGAATTGTCAGAGGTAAATAAATACATCATTGGAGTATGAATTGGCATCAAGTCAGACGGTTGTGTAATTAATGTTATTGAC